AGCATCCCAACTGCATCCCAATGGTGCTGGCGGAAAAACCGAAAGCTAATAAAATCAATACGTTAGCTGGCCGATAGCATCTGATACACAGATAGATGGTAGGCCGCGCGCCGCGCGCGCCGCGGTCAATCAAGCGGCGAAAGCGTAGTAATACCAATGACCTACTGCTAACCGCCCCCCGGCGGGGCCGAGTCGCTCGGGCGCCGGCAGCCGCAATGCTGCGTGGCAAATTTTTTGTTAGTTGGGGCTGCTACGGAGCCGGATTATCTAGCGCCTTCACGAACTCGAGCACCCATCTTTCGTCCGGCCACACGCCAGTGATGCCCGACGCCACACCGGCCGCGCGCAACATCTCCTGCATGCGATCGGTCGCGGCCGGCAGCGGCTCGGCCGGCGCCTCTTGCACCAGCTCGAGCGGCCTCGTTGCAACCGTGGTGGTGTCGAGCGCGACCGTCGGATCGAAGTCGCCGCGGGTGCGGTGCGGCTGTTCGAAATCGCCAGCGCGGTTCTTCCAGAATTTCGACGGTCTGCGATCGATCGGCGCATCGGGGATCCGCATGTGCGTGACCGACATGTCTGACACATGCTCATCGCCAGTGATCCTGATGTTGAATTTACCCCGCCGCAGATAGACCCGCCCGGCCTCGGTCATGTTGAGCTGGCCCCAATCCTCGCAGGCATAGCCGGCCTCGATCAATTCGCGGGCGATCGAGTGCAGCGTGTTGTAGTGCGCGCCGTGTTCCAGGCCGGATAACGCAGCGAGTGCTTCAGCTGAGATCATGTTGCTTCCCCTTTTCCGGTTCAATGCGATAAACTGCAGCCTGTCCGCAACGGAAAACGCGCCATGCCAGCGATCGTGCGGCCGCAGCAGAAGATTTTATTCTCCGACCGCCCGCGCGGCCAGATCCAGGCCGACCTGCTCGACGCGCAGATCCACAATCTAGTCGAAGCAATCCAGTCCACCCAGCAAGCACTTGCGGATATTCGCCGCGACGACGGCAAACTGGTCAATAACAGCGTCGGCCAGGAGCAACTGACGCCGGAATGGAAGCTCGATCGCGCCGAAATCGACGAAACCGAGCGCCGCATTGCCGCTGCAGCGGAAAAAGCCGCCGACGCCATCCAGATTGTCATCAAAAGCGGTCGCGAGACCGATTTGCGCGCCACCGATGCTGAAGCGGCGGCCGTCAGCGCGGCGCAAATGCTCAGCGCGATCAGTCACGGCAACGTCAACGCGCTGGATTCCGCCTCTGACGCGGAAAATTCCGCCGATCGGGCCGAATCCGCGGCGATTGCCTCGGAAAATTCGGCAAATTACTCACATGCGCAGTCCGACAACGCCATTGCCGCCAAAGATGAGGCGCTTCAATGGGCAGAGTATCTAGCCGGACCTGTTGTCGATAACAGCCACGCGCTGGATTTCATAAATGCCTCGGCATTTCCGCAAGGACTGTTCTACCAGCCGGTTTCCGGCATGGGTGGCGTCGGTGGTTTGTGGTCGGCCAAGTGGTGGGCCATTTATTGCCAGCAATTGGTCGGCAATATCGGTTTTTACTACCTCGGGCCGTGGTCGGTGCCGCCGGTTCCTGGCGAAACCAACCCCAACACCGGCGAAACCGTGCCGGATCCGTTAGCGGTCGGCAGTTTCTACTACGACACCGCAAAAAACTCGATCATGATCTGGAACGGCACCTCCTGGCAGGAGCCCGGCATCACCGTCGCGCCAGGTTTCCGTGCGCGTTACGTCTACGTCGCGACCGCCGGCCAGGTCACCTTCTCCGGCATGGATAGCAGCGGTCGCGCGCCGCTTTTTACCAATGAGGGGCATGACGTTTACTTGAACGGCGTGCGGCTGGTGCCGACCGTCGACTACACCACCAACCCGACGGCCGATAGCATGACCATGGTCGAGGCGCCTGGCGCCGGCGCCGTGGTGCAGTGGGATTTGATGATCCCGCCCGACCAAATCAATTCCGCCAAGGTCGACGCCTTCAAAGTGCAGCCGCTCACACCAGATGGCACCACCAAGATCTTCACTCTGAGCTACATCGATCCGACCGTCGGCCCGCCGGCGGTCGCGACCACGATCGGCAACAGCGCGCAGCTGATCGTCAGTCTGGATGGTGTTGTGCAGGAGCCCGGCGTTGATTTCACCGGCATTGACGCGACCCTGGCGATGACCGTGGCGCCGCCGGCCGATTCCAGGTTCTGGGCAGTCTGGTTCCGGCCGCATATTCCTGTGGTGCTACCGCCATGAGCCAAAATCTGCGAGTTGCGCTTTGGGTACCCAACGTCGACCCGGCGGCGATCGGCAATGCCATTCAGACTACCGCGGCGCCGACCGCCAACAAGCGCATCGCTTCGCAGTTCGCCGCCAGCAGTGCCGGCGGAATAGCCGAGGCGCCGCTCGACGGTGAAGCGTATGTTCGCACTAACGGGATATGGGATAAGCTCGACGGCGGCACATTCTGAAAGGGATACCCAATGACGATCCATCACATCGGCGAGCACCAGGTTCTGACCGTGTCCGGTCCCGGCAAGGTCGACATCACCGGCGGCGCCGCCGACAATATCGTTTTCAGCGAGGCGAAGCCGCCGACCATTGAGCTGCTCGAGCCGGACACCGCGGTTTGCGGCGAGGGTGACCTGGAGCTGGTCGTCAGCGGCGAGAATTTCACCGAAGTGACCAAGATCGTCTTCAACGGCCACGACGAGCCGACCAAGTTTAGGAGTTCCACCGAAATCACCACCGGCGTCAAACCGAGCATATTCGCGGTCGCCGCCACCTGTCCGGTCGGCGTTCGCACCGGCAGCATGAAGAGCAACACGCTGGATTTTACTTTCACCGAGAGCGCGGCGCGCAGTCGCAAACGTTAGACTGACTTTTACCAGGCTCTGACTTGAGGAGGGAGCCATGAATGAAGCAGTACCGCCATAGGCGCAGCGCCAATCCGTCCAATCCGTTTCCGATGCTCGAGCCGGGCGAGCTTTCGGTCAACACTGCCAATCGCCAGCTTGCCGCCGGCGATGCCAACGCCGGCAGCGTTGGCCTGCCCCTGCCATTGATCGCCGTGCGCTACTTTGATGCCCGCGGCATCTACGCGGCCGGCGACCATGTGGTCTATTCCGGCACCATCTACAAATGCACCGCGGCGCACGGCCCGGCCGGGTTCAACCCGGCGAACTTCACGGCAGCCGGCGCCGGCGTCTATCTGCCGCTGACCGGCGGCACGCTGACCGGGCCGCTGTACATCGCTAGCGAAAGCTATATTCCGTTCGATGTAAACAACATCACTGGAATGGAGCTTTACGTTTATGGCCCAGGAGGAGTGTTTGAATTAGACCGCTACGACAACGCTCCAAATGCCAGTGCAAACTTCATCCTTAACCGTGCGCGTGGCACACTCGACGGCGGTTCAGTTCCGCTTCAGCTCAATGATTGGATCGGCTGGCTTGGGTTTGGCGGCGAAGCTTCGCCAGTGGTGGATGGTGTCTACGATTGGCCGCAGAGTGCTGGCGTTGGCGCCATAGTCGATAGTGCGCCAAGTGCCAATTCGCTACCTACTGCGTTGTCATTCTACACAGGGGCATCTGCCGGCGGCATCGAGCGACTGCGCATCGCCAGTAGCGGCAAGGTTAAGCTCACCAATCCGGTCGCGATCGTTGACGCCGACCAGGTGCCGACCAAAGCCTACGTCGACACCAAGGCGCCCAAGGCGACAGTTTCGACCTCGCCGCCGAGCGGCGGCGCCGATGGCGATGTTTGGTATCAAGTTGCCCCGTAACTAGGAGACTGCAAATGGCCACCTTCATCGAGCCGGACTGTTTGAGTGAGGATATTGCCAACAAAGTGCATGATTTCAACAGCGACCAGTTCCGGCTGCTGTTGACCAATACCGCGCCATCGCTCACCGGGTCGTTTCTGCTGTCGAACGTGTCGCCGACGCAGATTGCCGGCGGCAACGGCTACACCCAGGCCGCCGACGGCGTTGGCATGGCGACGACGATGTCGTTTACCCGCTCCGGTCAGGTCACCACCGTGTCGCACACCGGCGCCGGTCCGGCCGGCTCGGTGCAGTGGGTCGCGACCGGCGCCATTCCGACGTTCCAATATGCGATTTGGTGGAACGACACGCCGACCACGCCGCTCAATCCGGTGATCGGCTGGATTAATCACGGCTCCGGCATCACCATGGCGATCACCGACACTTATACGATCCCGCAAGGGGCGTTATTCACCATCAACTGACATGGTCGACTACGTCACCGATCTGAAGCAGCGGCCGTTCATCCTGGCGGGTCACACCGTCAGCATGCTCCAGCTGCAGGTGCTTGGCTGCATCAAGGACAACATCAAGATCGGCGTTACCGGCGCCGAAGTGCGGACCAACGGCTCGCTGGTGGTCAACTTCACGCCGGATCAGGCGCAGGCGCTGGCTAAAGAGCTGCTGAACCTGGCCCGGAAGGGGCGGTTTCGCCCGCCATGACCTGGGTCCGCAACGGCGAGTGCTGCCAGTGCGGCGACTGCTGCCGCGGCAGAGATCCGTTCGACGGCGAGCTGGGGCCGCCGCCGGTGCAAGGCTACTGCGCGCTCTATCGCACGATCGAGGGGCATGGTCACTGCAATGGACACGATGGGCATCCGTACTACCGCGGCGGCTGCAACGTGTGGCCGACTAGCCCTGAGCATGTTCAGGAGTATTCACGCTGCACCTACACCTTCGTGTGGGTGAGCGATGGCAACTAAGACCTTCTACTTCAAGAACGCGGCGCCGAGTGGCTCATCGACATCACTGAGCCTGCAAGACGGCGGCACAGCTCCGGCGACCGGCATCACCACCACCGGCTGGACCGTGGCCAAGCTGGCCGCCACCAACATGTCGTTGATGATTGCCGGGTCCAAGCGTGCATCAAACACGTTTGCTGCTGGCGATGCGCTGACTTCGTTTTCGGCAAATGGTTGCTTCCGTAGTGAATCGCCGCTTACCGGCGTATTTGCCAATACCAATTGGACATTCACGTTTCGCATGCGCGCGGTGTCTGCCGCCTCGTCGCAGACCGGGCAGATGCGGGTCAGACTTTACAGGTCTGCGTCTGCTGACGGTTCGACCGGAATAGCTGGCATTATGGGTTCGTCGGTGGCCGGCACCACCACCGCCGCGCTGACTACCACGGCGTCCGGCGTGTCGACCGTGACGTGGACGCCCGGCGCCACCGTCACGCTCACCAACGAATACCTGTGGGTGATGTGCGAGTGGAGCATCATTGGCACATCCGGCAGCAACAACGCCGATGCGGTGTTTTACATCGAGAGCGCCGGCGCGATCGTCACGCCCAACTTCGTTCCGTTCGTCGCTTATACCGACACCATCACGCCGAGCAGCGTGCCGATCGCCGGCGCAACGATCACACCGTTGCATGAAACACATGCATATACCGATACGATCACGCCAGGCAGCGTGCCGATCACCGGATCGAGCATCACGCCAGTTTATGGCGGGTCGTTAACCGAAACGACGATCTACTCAGTCGCGTCCACCAGCGATAGTGCCGGCTGGGGCGGTTACGCCATGCGCTCTGTGGTGCCTGTCACCAGCATGGCGGATGCCACGCATCTTGTTGTCGTCACCGACCTCGGTTCGCCATCCGATCTGCGCCTGACCACCGGCCAGGGAACCATCAGCGGTCCCGGCAGTGGGGCGCTGGTGGCCTACACCGGGCCGCCAGTTTCTCAGTACAATCATGCACACGAGGGCAGCGCCAAGATCGATGGCTACAGTGCCTTCGTCAACGAGATCCAGATCAGAGGCTCTGGTGCCACACGCGAGGTTCGCGTTCGCCTGGAAGCGCCGTCGGCTTCGTCCGTCATCATAACCACCGCCTCTGTCGGCATCTGGAACGGCACCAACGATCCTAATTCGCCATACCTTGGCAGCACGACATTCACGCCGGTCCAATTAAAGTGGAGTGGCGTTGCCAACATCACGCTGAGCAACGGTGCCGTCGCCTACAGCGACTGGGTTGTCTTGCCCGACAACATCAAGGCTGTTTATGGCGCGTACACTATGTCCAGCATCAACGCTGGCTGGCAGAACTACACGTTCGTCACCACGCATCTCGCCGCCAATCTGCGCGCCGGCACCGGCTCGGAGGTGCGTGTCGGACTGTACTTCCATCCCACGACAGCCGCTGGACAGACGGCTGTCTGCTACATCAATCAGGCGGCGGCATCCGGCGATGCCTATGATTTCAAGGCTGGCACGCCAGCTCGTCTCATGTTTGGCGGCAGCGACACGCTGACGTTCGATGGCGTTACCGGCTATGTGCTGTCCGACTGGGTGCCGTTGCCGGATGACTGGGACAACACCAAGAACTACGCTGTTTCGGCTCAATTTCCTCCCGGCGGCACGGTCGACATCCACTACGGCGCTGCACCGGCCTTGGGCGGCTCGCTTTACTACAAGAACGGTGTGGCCGAGGCGGCACTGGTCGACAAGACCGGCTACGCGCCGTTCTTCGCCAACGTCCCGTCGTTTGTCGAGATCATCGAAGTCCGGTCGGCGGCACCAGCCGCCGGTATCAATTATACCGACACGATCACTGCTAGTGCGCTGCCGATCGTCGGCGCAACGATCACTCCGGTCTATGTCGCCGGTCCTATCAATTACACCGACACTATCACTACCAGCACGCTGCCGATCGTCGGCGCAACGATCAATCCGGTCTATGCCGGCGCTGCTACCAGTATTGCCAATGCGTGGAACGTCAACGACAAGACCGCAGGCGTAACGCTGTCAAATGCCGACAAGACGGCAACACTGACCGCTGGCGATGGTGTCCGATCTACGACGCTGCATGATGTTGCCGACGACGAGAAATATTACGGCGAGTTTCTGTGTGTCCAGGCCAGTGGTGTCATGGCTGGTGTTTCCAGGGGGCCGCCGCCCGCATTGATTGCGAATGATTATGGCTTCGCTATTTCTCTCTACCAGAACGGCACAATCTACGCCTTTGGCGGCGCGACCGGACTTGGCACAGCTGCAATTGTCGATGGAGACACGGTCTGCGTTGCCACCGACACACTCAACAACAAAGTATGGCTGCGGCTTAATAACGGTTACTGGAACGGCGTTTCGACCGACGATCCGGCAACCAACAGCGGCGGTATCACTTCCAGCGGCTACAGTATTCAGGCCCTACAGGCAAACAGTTTTATCGGTCCTACAGAAGTAACAATCCGCACTGAGCTTGCCGCGTTAGTTTTCCCTGTTCCATCCGGTTTCAAGTCATGGATGGGTGAGGGCGCTACCACCGGCATCAATTACACTGATACGATCACCGCGGCCGCCGTGCCGGTTGCCGGCGCAGCTGTCGCCGATGTTTACGCCCGCAGCGATACGATTGCGCCCAGCAGCGTGCCGATCGTCGGCGCCGCGGCTGCTGATGTCTACGCCCGCAGCGACACGCTCACGCCGAGTGCGGTACCGATCACTGGGCAGACCGTCACGCCGGCGTTCAGTAAGAAATACACCGACACGATCGCGCCAAGCGCAGTGCCGATCGTCGGCTCGACCGTCACGCCGGTCTTCAGCAAGAAATACACCGACACGCTGACGGCTGGCGCGTTGCCGATCGGCGGCCTCACTATCACGCCGATCTTCTCGGCCGGCGGCATTAACTACACCGAGATAATCAGTCCGGCTGCCGTGCCACTGGTTGGGCTGGCGCTGACTGATGTGTTTGCCCGCAAGGAAATCCTGACGGCCGGTGTGGTGCCGATCGCCGGCCAGCCGATCACGCCGGTTTTTGCCGTCGGCGTGCCGGTCGGCAAGACCTGGGTGAAGACCGGCGGCGTGTGGAAGGAAACCACGACCTACGTTAAGGTCGGCGGCACCTGGACGCTGCCGATCGCCAGTTTCGTCAAGGATGGCGGCGTCTGGAAGCGGATCTAGGGGGATGCGATGACTTCACACTACCGCCACCGCCGCGACAGCGATCCGACCGTGGTGTTCCCGCATCCGATCGAGAAGGGCGAAATCATCGTCAATACGTCGACCCGGCAGATCGCGGTTGGCGACCCCGAGGGGCTGCCGCTGGCCTTGATCGCGGTGCGCTACTTCGACCCGAAAGCGCAGTATTTGCTCAATGACTTTGTCGTCTACCAGGACGCTCTTTATGTTGCGCTCAATGTCGTCCAGCCGGGCTCGTTCAATCCGACGCAGTGGCGCATGGCCACGCAGGCGCCGGGCAGTGGCTACCTGCTCCTGACCGGCGGCACTCTGAGTGGGCCGCTTACCCTGGCCGGACCGCCGACCACCAACCTGGAAGCCGCTACCAAGAAATACGTCGACGATTCCGCGCCGCCGCCGCCGGCCGCCAACCTGGTGCCGTCGGTACCGACTGGCGATATCGCTGCCACCAACGTGCAGGCGGCGATCGCCGAGCTGGAAGCCGAGAAGGTCGCCAAGGCCGGTTCGACTATGACTGGGCATTTATCGTTGCCGACGTCGCCGGCCGCGGCCAATGCCGTGCGCAAGGACTACGTCGACGCAGCTGACGCCGCTGTCGCCACGACCGCCGCCGGCAAGGTTAGCAAGACCGGCGATACCATGATTGGCGATTTGAAGGTCGCTGCCGACTTTTACGCCTACCGCAGCGCAAATGTCGGCTACGCCTTCCTCGGCAGCAACCAGGCCCATTATGTCGGCTTTGATGGCACCAACTATCAGATGCCGAACGGCGGCCTGGTGGTCGGCGCCGGCCTCAGTGCAGGCGTTGCCACTTTCAGCGGTACGTTGTCGGCTAACGGCGGATCTTCCCATCCCAGCAACACCAATCACACTTTCTTCAACAACAGCGTCTATTTCGCCTCGGCGACACCCTCCAGCGTCATGCTGCAAGGTCCGCCTTATCCGACCATGGCGTTCCACTGCGCCGGCTACTTCGCCTGCAACTTCGGCATGGCGACTGACGGCCAGTTCTATATGGGCGGCTGGTCGCACGGTGAGGGCATCGCCTATCGGTTTTTTACCACCCGCGACGGCGAGCCGCTGATTCAGACCCGCCTGGTTTATGTCGGCGATTATGTCCACAGCAGCGACGAGGGACTGACTGAACCGTTTGGCCCGACCGCCTGCCAAACCGGCGGCAGCGGCGCTATTCCGAGCGGTTTCGGCGGCTCTTTTTTAACGCAGCGTTACCGTGTGCTGCAGGTTAAGACCGCTGGCGGCTACTACGCATCGGAAGCGGCATGACCATGGAAATCATCGACCACGGCGTGTGGGTCAAATACCAGCCGGTGCAGCCGCAGAAGGATGCGCCGCGCGGCGCCGTCTATGCCAGGCGCCAGGCCGACCTGGTTGATTGGTACGACTACGTCCGGCCCAACTTCCTACTGATGCAGCCGCCGAAACCGTCGACCTATCACCCGACCACCGGCGCGTTGCTGGTCGATGACAGGCCGAAGCCGGTGCCGAACTTCAAGCCTGGCAGCGTGGTCTGCAACATTTACCACCACCCACATTTCAATCGGAGTATCGTCGGCGCCGCCACCTACGATCCGACCGCGATCCACTCGATCAATCAGCGGGTGATCGAGATTACCGGCTACACCGGCGACGATCCGCAGAAGGATTTCGGCGGCAAGACCTACGATCCGAAGACCAACACGCTGTCGGATCCGCCGCCGCTGCCGGTGTATATATCGCCGGACGAGCGGCTCGATGCTTTGGAGAAGCGCGTCAAGGCGCTGGAAGCCAGGAAAAAGTGATTGAGTACACCGGCAAGGTGGCGGGCGAGGTTGCTAAGGGATTGGCGGCCGCGGGACCGCTGGCGTTGCCGCTCGTCATCATCAACATCGTCTGCCTTGGCGTGGTGTTTTTTACGCTCTACCATATTTCATCTGCGTCGGAGCGGCGCGACAGCTTAATCGCCGAATTAGCTAAGTCCTGCCAGCCCATTAGCGAAAAAGCAAAATGAGCTGCAACGATACGGAGCATGTGCTGTTATGAAGAAGGCCAAGCGAAAGCGCCCGGTTGTTGCGCGCAAGCGCAAGGTGACTGCGCGGAGGAAGCCGGCCACACCCCGAAAGCGGAGGAAATCTAAGATGTCCAAGAAGTCGAGTGATGACGACGACGAACCCCGCACTGCAACCAAGCACCAAGAACAGCAACACCGGCGGACTGCGGGTGACCAGCCGGAGCACCCTGACACGCCGGGTCAGACGTCCGATCCGGTCGAACTGGCCAAGAAGCAGCATAGCGGCATCGACCCGATGGGCCAGCCGCCCGACAACCCGCAGGCGCCCAATCCGCCAGTGGAGGAAGACCCGGAGCGAAGGAATAAGTGACCGACTGGCCTAAAAATCCTGACTTTGAGCCGCACCCGGTGGCGACGGAAACGCCGCCGCCGGTTGTCGTTGTTGTCGACCCGCAAGCGACCACCAGAACCCTTTCAACCATCGCCTCGCCGCCTGACGCTGGCATGACTAGCGGCGGCGGCGTCTATCCGATCGGCGCCACGGTGACGGTGCAAGCCACGCCAAACGTCGATAAGCACTTCGTGCAGTGGACCTACATCAACGGCCTGGTCGCGTCGATGTACCCGATTTATACGTTCAGCCTCACCTCCGACACCGACCTGGTCGCCAACTTTGCCGCCGGTGCGGCTGTCCCAGAACTGCAAGGCCCGCTCAATGTGTTCGTCGAGCGGATGGGTGCCGCCGATGCGCTCAACCGCGCCTATGATGTCAAATCAACCTATAATCAGATTGGCTTTGAACAGGGTGAGGGTGAAGCCCCACCGCCGGTGCCGGACGGCACGCCGATTAGTGCCGGTGGCCCCATTACCATTGACGAAACAAAGTATATGATCGAGCCGCAATTCGTCGGCCAGAAGGTGATTCCGCGCCGACGCTAGGGGGCTAGCATGATCGGTACGCTGATCTCGATCGTCCTGCTGCTGGTGGTGCTCGGCGTCATCCTGTGGGCGGTGCAAGCCCTGTTGCCCATGGTGCCAATGCCGCCGCAGTTTAGAACTGTGGTGTCAGTGCTGATCACCGTCATCGTGGTGTTGATCATCGTCTACATCATCGCCGGCCTGTTGGGTGTGGTGACACCAATGAGGCTCTAGATGATCCTCGTCCTGGCCATGCTCGCCGTCCTGTTATCCGGTTGTATCGTGACCACCGTGACCGAACGACCGCCGTTTTATTCCCGCTACGAGATCGATGCCATCAATGCCGAAACCGCCTGCCGACAACTGGCGCGAAACCTTATCCAGATGGAACGCTGCACAGTCAGGAGATAACATGAAGCCGCCGCAGGATGTGTTCACACCCGAGAATCCCATCGTCAAGCCGCTCACGCCGCGGATCGAGATCGCACTGACCGTGCCAGACGGCGTCGACTTGCAGATCACCGTCAACGGTGTCGGCGTGCTGATGCAGGACGACGACGAAGACGCGACCTAGCCCAAAAATTTTTTCGGATTTTCAACCTAGGGGAACCTCATGCCATCCAAGATCGGTAAGACTGTGAACATCAAGGCGCCGCCGGTGGCCAAGCCGCCGCCAGTGTCTAAGACCCAGGACAACTTCACGCATCACACCTCGCCAGTGAAGGGACCGCAGCCGACCCCGGTCGAGCCGAGCACGATCAGCTCCAAGCCGAAGGCGTCGATCAAGAAGATGCCGGACGTGCCGGCGGCGAAGTATAAGCACACCGATGACGGACTCTGAAAAGGACGTCCAACGGAAACTGCTGAAGCGTAAACGCGCAATCCTCATCGCCCGCGATGATTTGATAGCGTTTACAGAATTGATGATGCCTGATCCCAACTACGATGACGATGTCGGGCAGTCGCTGTACAAGCCACAACCGTTCCACCGCATGATCGGTCGCTCGCTTGAAGAGGTCGAGCGCGGCGACTACCGGAGATTGATGATCAATGTCGGACCCAGATTTGGCAAGACTACTCTGGCAAGTGCGATGTTCCCCGCCTGGTACGTTGGTCGCCATCCCGACAGGAGCATTATCGTCGCAACATATAATGAGCATTACTCCTGGGACTTGGGTCGTCGCGTCCGCGACATCATGGAGACACCAGAATACAAGCAGGTCTTCCCCGATGTCGAGATCAAGGTTGGAGCAAATGCTGTCAACCGAGTCCAAACCACCCGTGATGGCGTGGTCTTCTCTGTGGGACGCGGTTCCTCGATCACCGGCCGCGGTGGCCACTGCATCCTATTGGATGACCCTATTAAGGATCGAACTGAAGCTGACTCAGTCATCGTTCGAGAGAAGCTGTGGCAGTGGTACAATCAAGTCCTCCGAACTCGCCTCATGGATTCGACTGGCACTATCGTCATCGTCCAAACCCGGTGGACCGAAGACGATCTCGTTGGCCGGCTTATCGACCCGCTTAATCCGTACTACAACGTCGAAGAAGCCAAAGCCTGGCGCAAGATTGATCTGCCGGCGCTAGCCGAAGACAACGACGTGCTCGGCCGCAAACCCGGCGAAGCGTTATGGCCGGAGCGGTTCACCAAGCAATATCTGGAGGATATTCGTGCCA